TTAGCTTAAGTTAGCAATAGAGCTTTTCGAAATCTCGTTGCTTCATGAATAACAGAAAGAAAAACTCGAAGAAACTAATCATCATTGGTAACCCTGTCCAGCATAACAAAAGATAAATAGTTCCGGCTCCTTTGCGCCCTAAATAAAATTTATGCCCACCCAACCATCCAAGAAATAGGCATAAAATAAGTGCTACAAATTTCGACTTTTGTCTGATTGCGATAGTACCAGGAGCAGCGTTGTCTTTAAGGACATCGTCATCACGACTGAACATATCTGAAAAGCTCTCCCCAAGCGTTTTTAGTAGCGGTTCTGGTCGTCCGCAGCTTGGGCAAGTTTTTGCGCGTGCATCTACAATGTTTCCACAGTTATAACAGTTACTCATTCAAGGGCCCCGACTTAGTAGGATAAATCTTATTTCTTAGCTATCTTACTAATTCAAAGGCAGTTTTGGCTAGTCTATCTTCTTAGTTCCTTATTGAATTTATGTTTACTGTTGATCGCCGACGTAAATGCCTGCGGAGATGATTGCGCCGCCGATGCGCCGACGTCCGTAAAGCAGTGGAACCGGATAACCCTGTGCTGCAGTGTTCGTTACGCCGCCGAACGCATATGAGGCCCGGTTATCGGCATCCTGCTTACTGGCCAACCCTGTAGGCTGAGGAGATAGCATCTGTACCACGCCGCCTACCATCATTGCACCCCCGGCCATCATTAAGTTTACACCCCAGGTTTGGGCGAACCCGAAAGTTGCAATAGCCCCGACTGCCACAATAACAGCGCCTAATATCGTTTGAAGCAGCCCAGCTTTTTTACTTCCAATGATTACAGGTACAATTCTGATCACTTCGCCGGTGACAGGAAATCCTAAATCATCTACGCCAATGTTTTTCTTCCCTTTAAAAACAGCAAAAGTTAACCCACGGCGCTGACTATTTATCATATAACTTTCAAACCCGGGAATCGTTTTCGCTAGGGCCGTCCCTGCTTCCGATACTTTACTGATTAGCCGTCGGTGAGTTTTTCCAAATATTTTCCCCGGCGCACCAACAAGCTCAATTTGCGTCATTACTTCAGCCATTTTAACCTCTCAAAAATAAAAAACCCCGCCGTAGCGAGGTAGTAAAAACATTTCTTTCAATCAAAAAGCTGTTGGGTAAATACCAAAATCACCATTAGTTCCGTACCCAACCCTAAACATCAATACATCGCCTTCTGCCACCCTACCTGACTGCTCGCTCATGCCTCCGCCACACATACCTTTGGGCCAAGCGCTAAAGATATGATCTCCAATTTTTGGATAGACCGTTACCTTTTGAGCCGTGTCTAAGTCAGCGACCTCCTTTCCATCAACATACACTCGGGTCATGCATGCGCTGCCCATAAAACCAGAGTCCCGTTTGATTATTACCTTTCCAGACCCTTCTTTTGTAACTAACAGTGTATTGTTGATAACCTGCTTTGCTGGAACATCTTGTGCTTGCTCATTTGTTACCGGCTTAGTCGCACACCCAGAAGCTATTAATATGGAGGCTACAACTAATATTCTTTTCATATCCCTATCCCCTTTCGTTTTCCGAAAGACTAGCATAGAGATTTGTAACGTAGAACCTTCATCGTTCTGTCCTGCCAGTATCCACCATACGGTACTCGCTGGCTCAGGTGTCCGTACAGATGGTGCAATAGCATATTACCTTCCAGCAGAATGCCAGCGTGATTCCACTTATTAGCCTGAACCTGCATGATCACCATATCACCAGGCTGTGGTGGTCCGTCGAACTCACGGAACCCGCATTCATACCAGCATCCCTGGTAGAAGTTATCCGTGTACTCGTCCTCCCACCAGGGATAATTCACCCTGTAGTCATGCAGCTCGATGCCGTGCGTCTGCCGGAAATAGCTCATCACCAGCCCCCAGCAATCGTACACGCCCAGGACGAAAGGCCGCTCGATGAGGGGGATCTCTCCCCGCGGTAAGATGGTACGTAAGTCACCTTCCGGCCAGCTGACGATGTGCCAGGGTAGCCCGTTGAGGTCACACTGGGCCTTATCCGTTTCGCTAGGCTGGGTGGTTGCATCGGGGTGGCTGTGAACGATGGCGGTCACCGGTCCCCATTCTTCGGCGGTGGCGTAGTCTTCCGGGCAAAGGACAAAATTGTCCTCTGGAGCCGTGGCCAGATTACGGCAGGGAAAATATCGCTCTACCCTGCTCTTCTGCGCTACCACGCCGCAGCACTCGCGCGGATATTCTTCCGCAGCGTGCGCCATGATGGCCGTGACGGTCTTTTTACGCATGTTAACTCCTGATCAATGAGGTGCCCGGGAAACCGCCGAAGGAGAGTTCGTTATTTTCACCGAACCGAAGTTTGCAGGCAGAAAGAGTGCCGTTGCATTCGTCCAGAGAAGGATCACTGACCGGATTGTTGTTTTTATCGAAATAGCGGGACCCGGCGTAATCGCAACCATCACCGGTACGGTATTTATTACGAATGCACCAGGTGCAAAGAGAATGGAGCTGGCGTGTCGGTATCATCAGGCCCTGCAGATCCATCGGGCTGGATAACGCGAACTCCACCACTTCGTTTGTTTCAGACGTTTTTGCGTCGATATACCAGACCTGCAGCTTTTCCTGCGTGGCGTCTGCCGCCGGGTTTCCTCCGGCGAAATTACGTGCATCAAGGTACTGGGCCAGTGTGTCGTGAATCGTCACTTTAGCCTGAAGCAGGTCGTCATACGCCAGGCATAGTGCGGTGACAGAGCCGTCCAGGTTAGCGACCGATAATTTCGGTTGTGCGCTGCTGCCGCTGGTTGACGCTTCGACCCCGTCAATCTGGCACGGCCATGCTTTGTATTCCTGCCCCTGCCACCAGATGCTTTTGGCGGGTAGTTTCGATTCATCACCACCAGCGGCCACAATCTCTGCTTCTGTATGCGGAACGTTGTAGCTGTGGAAACGCAGCACTTCTCCGGTACCGAACGCCGTGCCATCTACAGAAAAAAGCCGGACCTCATTGCCCGGCTCAAGTTTCTGGTAATCACTGTTTAAGCTCATGGTTTATAAGCCTGCTCAAAAGTTGCGGAAAGGTTGAAGAGTCCGGCGCCCAGCGAAGTCGGAGTGTAGGTGTCGCAACGATATAACCCCACTGACTCAAGTGGCGGGTGCCACTGAAATGCCTTCACACCCTGATGGCGATCGAGAAAGGCTTTAATCGCCGCGATGTACGCTTCGGTACCGGTGAACTGAAGATTCCACTTTTGCGACCGGGGATTAATCCCGTCCCCGGACACCTGCTGGTACCCGTCACCAAACTGCGCGGTACGACGGCGAAAATTTACCTCCTGTTCCGCATTGATTCGTGGACACCAGCTGAACGTTTCAAGAGCCATCAGCGACCTCCTTTTGCCAGATTCCAGAGCGCGCCACCCGGGGACATATCACGGCTAATCAGCTCGCGGTAACGCCGATCGACAAAGTTGCCCACTTCACGCCCGAACTGCTCATAACCCCCGCTCGCCTGAGTCTGGGTGTTGCCGTTGCCATCAATATGGATATTGACCTGCGGCGCGCCACCGCCGCCCGGCGTAATGCCGCCATTTCCGACAGCACGTACGCCCAGGGAACCATCGGCTGCGCGGGTAAGCGGCATGATGGCTTCCGGCCCAGCCTCCCCCATCAGTCCGGCACCTTTGGCAAACGCAAACATTGTGGGGGAACTCACGACAGAATTACTGTACTGGCTGAGATCTGCTGAAGAGTAAACACCACCTTTGGCGTTGAACTGCAGATTTGCCCCGTATGACTGAAGCGCGGTGCCGCTGCCTGCGGAAGACGAGGCAGCGCCGCCAAACAGCGAACCAATGGAGCTGGCCGCGTTGGCGATCATCATGTTCACCATTACCTGTTCAATGACTTTCATGACACTGATGCCCCAGTCTTTCCAGCTCGCTTTGTTGCCGTTGAGCATGTCAACGATGTTGCTGCTGATACCTGATAGCGCGCTTTGCATGGCGTCGGCCGCCAGCGCTGCATAGTTCGTGGAATCATCAACCCAGTCGGCAAGGCCGTCCCGCGCACCGGTTATCCAGTCAGCCTGTAGCGCATCAATTTGTTTGTAGTAATCCTCCTGGATTTCCAGCCTTTCAGCCTGCGCATCCTTTAAAGCCTGCGTTTCCCGGTCATAAACCGTCAGGCTGATATCACCAGCCTGATACTGCTTTTGAAGCTCCCGCTGCTGGTCGAGATAGTCTCGCTCGATACCCAGTCGTTCCCTGAGCCGTTCACGCTGTTTATTGCCGATTCCGGCCCCCTGAATATCCACGCTCAAATCCGCGCGGGCATTATCGTTCTGCGCCTGCAGTCCTGCGATGAACGCCGCCACTTTCGCGTTTTCTTCATTGGCTTTTTTAAGCTGATTCAGACGGTCCACTTCCTGAGCCAGCTGCTGCAGCCGGACTTTTTGGGCGTCGTTAATATCGGTGAGCTTTCCCTCCGCCAGATCAAACTGAAGTTTCTGCTGCTCGGTCACCTCTGCTGTTTTCTGGCCGGTAGTGTCGATCAGTGCAATCTGGCGCAGATAGCCCAGTTCCATGGATTTGAAGGCGCTTTCCAGCTTTTTGGCACCCGAGTCAGGGGTCACTTTTCCGTTGGACTCGCCTGGTGCGAGGGTGTAATTACCTGAGGCGGTAACAGGAGATGTTGCGGAGGAAATAACAGGCGCCGCTGCAGCAATCGACTTTAGGCGCGTACGCTGCGCCAGTAGTTCGTTCAGCTCCTTCTGCTTCCCTTCCGTATCCATGCCGAGGCGATTAACACCCGCCAGGAAACCTTCGTCATTCAGATCGGCTTCAAGGTTTCTGATCCGCCGTTCAACTTCAAACAACGAGGCGTTCGCGGATAATTTTTGCCCGCCCTGATAATTATCAATAAGGCTACCCAGCGATGACGCGGCTTTGCCCAGCCAGCCGACAAGGGAAGCAATTCCTCCTACCATATCTGCCAGGCCCTGCAGGACTTTAGGATCGGTGAATACTGCCCGCAAATCACTCAGTCCGGCCTGTAAGGGTGAAAGGTCCACACGCGCCAGACCTGTTGCTATTTCGAGTTTTAATCCCTGCGCCTGGGTCTCCATATCCTCAAAAAGTGAGTTTACTTTGACCAGATCATCAATGGACTGGGGATCCGGGGCTACGCCGTATTGCCGTGACAGCTTAAGAAACTGCTGAAGCTTCTGGCTGTTGTTATCGAAAAGCGGCAACAGTTTTGAGAGGTCGTTGCCCAGGCTTTCGAGTATGGTAATCTTTTCGGCGTTAGTACCTACCTTTTCCAGCGCCCCGGCGATTGCCAGCAGTTGTCGGTCGGGCGTTTCCGTGGACAACTTCTTCGCTGACAGGCCGAGAGCATTCAGCGCATCGACGGCCTCACCCGACTGGTTAAGAACCGCATCACCAATCTTGTCGCCGATATCCTTAAAGATGTCGGCCATTTGTTCGCCTGACACGCCAGCTTTCTGAGAGGCGAACTGCCAGGCCAGTAAGTCCTGTGTGGACATACGCAGGGATTTGGCGAGCCTGTCAGTTTCAGCGATCTGCTTTGATGTGGTTTTTAACAGGTTGATACCTGCCACGCCTGCAGATACCGCTGCTGCGGCCGCGATGGTTGCCATCGACCCCAGTGCGGCACCGGCAAGACGGACATCCTCCTGTACCTGACGACGCCATTTTTGAGACTGCCGCTCCGCCCGGTTAAGGCCCGCCGCGAAGCCCCCGATATTGGCAATCAGGTCAATAGTCAGGGTTCCAAGTGATCTGGCTGCCATACCGTCTCCGTGAGTGTTTAAAACCAGGTCCGCTTAGCCTCATCAAGCGTGACGGGGTCTGTGGTGGCCGTTGTTTTGGTAAAGTGAAGGGTGAAATCAGTGACGCTGAAAGGCGGTGCGTCTTTACCACGGTTCACGTTGGCGATAGTGCTGGAGATCATCCCGCCAGCCCATTCCGTGCGAAGCATCGGATTGAGGCTCCCGTAACGCTCACGGTATTTCACCCATATCTGAAATTCCCGGAAACTGAGAACTTCCTGAGCCTGAGCGATGGTATGCCCGCCTATACCGTTCAGGACGAGTTCGCACCAGAATTCATCGTCGGCGCTGAGTTCGTCTTTCCCAGATCGTTAACCTCCTGGATGGCTAACAGCAGAGCGATAGTGAGCGCACCGTCCAGCGCACCGCGTTCCGGGTCCGCCTCGCCGGTAATGTCCGCCGGGGTGAATACCGGTTTCCCGTTCTCATCGCAGACGGACGCGGCGATCCGTCCTGCGACGCCATCCACGCGTCCGTTTGCCGCCATCACATCCGTCATCGCCGAGTGATAGCCCAGCGGGCGAACAAAGACAGTAGCGCTGAACTCCTCCTCGCCCTGGCGCCAGGTGATCTGCTTTTCTACCGGGCGGCCGGTGAATGCCCCGGCCTGTTTAAGTGCATCGAGAGTCAGTTTCATTAATCACCCGCCTTAGGTACCCAGACCGATCCGCCTGAACGCTGGATGGTTGCTGAAGTGGTCACCACCGTATTGGCGGAGAAGTCAAACGGGAAGTCAGAGACATAGCCGCGAAAAATAAACCAGGTGCGGCTTTCCGGTAGCGTCAGACCATCCACTGAACCTGCTGCACCCTGGGCGGCTGCCGTCGGAGATGCAGTGCCGTCAGACCAGCCCACCGCAAACGTCAGTTCTTCGTGGTCGTCCGAGTTCGCCAGGTTGTGCAGCATAATATGGCTGGCGTTTTCCGGGTCAGCGTTCAGACCCACCGACGCCTGGCCGGGCGTACGCAGACCGACCTTATAGGTGCGGCTGTTTCGCTCAGAAAGACAGGTGTCTTCAATCTGATCCGCCGGGTTGCCACCCGGTGAAAAACTGGTGATGCATTCGATTTCACTTACCGCGCCCTGGGCGAGCACAAAAAACTGAGTGCCTTGCGTCAGTACAGACATGGTTTTCTCCGTGCATAAAAAAACCGGCGCCGGGCCGGTGTATTGAGGGGTTATCGCTTCACTATCCAGTCAACATCGAAGGAATAGCGATAGCGCTTTGTTTCGGGGTCTCGTTCCTGCCCGCCCCAGCGGGTTATATGTGCGTGGGGTTCAATGGCATCACGCAGCGCGGCGGCCACAGCAATCACCTCATCCGGGGTATCCGCCCAGGCATCAACCTGCAGTGACCAGGTATCTGCATCCGGGCGCTGGCCGAAATAGTTCTCAGGTGCGCCGTTTACGTTCTGCCAGACGACATAGGGATAAATCACGCTATTGTCCTGCTGTCCGAACGGATAAAGTCGCACGGGCGAATCGCCAATCAGCGCCCGCACTGCCGGACTGGCCGCGCACACAGAAAACAGGGGAGCAATCACGATCCGCCTCCTTTTCGGCGCGCTCGTCGCAGCGCCCGGTCAATGCTTTTTTCATACTCGGTGGCGAACGTGGCGATCACCTCCTGAGTGCGGGAGGTTGCCGCTGCGCGAACAAGGGGTTTCGGTGTCATTTTTTCCGTACCAAACTCCAGCAGACGCCAGTGTGGGGTGGGTGCATCTGCGGCCAGGCTGGGATCTTTTTTGAGCTTTGCCCCCTGCAGAATGCCAATCCGAAAGCCGAGGTTGCCGGTTTGCTTAAACAGCCTCCCGTTCCAGCGCTGCGCCGCATTATCTGCAATACTGCGCGCCGTTTTCGGATCGTCCAGACGCAGTGCATTCGCCTTAATCTGGTTCACAATAACGTTGCCTGCTTTGCGCAGCGCAGCGCGCCCGCCCTTTCGCTTCAGGTCGTCATTCACCTCGTTGAGTTTCTGCTTCAGCGACTCAATGCCGGTGATCTGAACATCAATGCCATCAGCCATCGTTAACCCCCCGGGAGCATGGAAGCGTTAAATATTCCAGACCACTTTTATCGTCTTCCAGCACACCCTGAATGTCGTAGACTCGTCCGCGGTAAAGAATACGGTGTTTATCGGTGACATCTTCACGCCAGCGGATGGTGATCCGGGTCGTGATCTCATTTTGCCCCGCCTGTGCGGCCACAAAATCGCGCGCGGAAAGGTCTGTAACGTTAGCCCAGAGTTCAGCAACATCAGCCCAGCCATTAACCACCGCGCCGGTGGCCGGACTCTGCGTTTTCACAGGCTTCTGCAGCTTCACACGCTTGTTCAGTTTGCCTGCCTGCATGTTTAACCCCTGGGTTTACCGCTCAGATAGGTCTGCGGTGGTAACCCGTCGTCGTCCTCATCAGAGACCATCGACTGGTAAATCACGGCAGCCAGGGCTTCATTGGATTCCGCCAGGCGGTTTATCGCAGCGGTCTTGTCTTTCTGCGCCTTTGTCTGGGACTCCAGCGCTTTCAGCAGTTCGTTTACCTGTTGCTCGTTCATAGGCGATTTTCATCCAGTTTTTAAGCCACTCACGGCGGGCGGCACATCCTGAACAGGCCATCAGTGCCACCTCCGGTGGCGCATCAGAAGTGCCTCAACGCCCAGCGGCATTTCCGTGAGGTTCTGCGCTGCCGCTTCACGGTTCGCATACCAGTGACCTATCAGCAAAAGCATTGCGGCCCAGATCCCGGGAGTAAAAAGAACCTCACGGGGAGGTTCTCTGTCTTCAGGTGTCGGCGTCAGTGCTTCCACCAGCGCGCCGTCGCAGAACTGCTCAATATAATCGACGGCCGCTGATGTGTAGGCTGCGATGAGTGAATCTTCGGCGTCGCTATCAACCCTCAGATGCGTCTTTATCAGCGCCATCTGCTCTGCGCTTATTTCCACCTTTACCCCCGGTTTTGGCTTTTTCAGGCTCAACAGGATCGGAGATTTTCGCCTTTTCAGGTTCAATCTCTTCGGCCAGATGCAGTTTCACCAGTGCTTCACCGATTTCTTTCTTCACCACGCGGGTTTCGCCCTGGGATACCGTACCCAGGTGATAATGCGAGAACATACGGAGAGCTTTAATTTTCATACATTAAACGCGGCCATTACTGACCGCGCCCTTCTGTTATTCGCCGGACGAAACCGCAACATCGCCAGTGACGATAGCTGCAGGACGGTAGTGCGCCAGCGCCAGGCGCTCTTCGCACAGAATGGTCAGCATGTTTTTAACGAAGTTATCGCGATCCTGGTTACTGATCTCGATAGTGGCATCCATGCGGTCCCACACCTGCGACGCCAGGCCAAACGCGCCGACGGTGAATTTGCCTGCCGCCTGCGCCGTGGTTGACACCACCGGCAGACCCCACAGCACTTTCGAGGCAAACGCCTGCGGGCCGCCCATGATGTAATTGCCGTTGGCGTCCTTCAGCAGCGCGATACGGTGCCAGTCTGCCGGGTTCAGAATGATGCCATCGGCTTCAAACTCACTCAGCGACACCTGGTAGATGGCGTGTGCCAGTACATCGGCACCGGTATCCCCGGTCGCGTTGAGTGCGGTTTCGTAGTCGGTCGCCACCACGTTCAGCCCCTGGAGGTTGTCACCGGTGCCATCCCCGTTCAGCATCTGGTTCTCTTCCACCAGAGCCAGGCCATACATCATGCGGGAGTTGATGTAGGATTGCAGCGCCGGGGCGTCATCCATGATCTGGCGCGACGCCTGGATCCAGTGGGCGATGGTTTTCACGTTCGCCGTTTCTTTGGTGAAGGTGATGTTACTTTCCGGTTTGAGGGTGCCCTCCGCCACTGGCGCCGCAGCGTTGGTGAACACATTTTCACGCACGTATTCCAGCGCGTTACTGGTGATGCGCCCCTGTGCCAGCAGGTCACGGACGGTCAGACGACGCAGGCCCGGCATCAGGATACCTGGCTGCTGCTGTGGCAGAACCAGCGCGCCAGCGGAGTTAGCGCCAGAGCCGATAGCTTTGTCGAAGCTGGTCACTTTCGCTTTCGTGCGTGAGCCATCCCAGCCTTTCATCAGGTCTTCGGACACGCGCTCTGCAAAGGACTTCTGGGCGGTCTGTTCAGGCGAGTTGCCAGCCAGTTTCTGCTCAAGATCGAACAGACGGGTACCGGTGGTTTTCAGTTCATCCTGGGCTTTAGCCAGGTCGGTCTGCAGCTGCTTGTTGATTTCGCCGTTCTGGTTGATGGATTTACGCTGCTCCTCGATAAGCTCCTTCACTTCTTTCTGGGAGTTCTCGATCGCTTTTTCCAGGGATGCTAATTCAGACATGTTTTGCTCCGTTAAGGGTTCCGCAGGTTAGCGGCAAAGGAAGATATGCGCTGTTCCAGCGCGTCAATGACGCCGCCGCCGAACTCGCTTCGGCCTGCGGACTTCACGCGGGCGATAAACGCCTGCGCTTCAGCGCGCGTAAGGCCGACTGAATCCCTCAGCCAGGCCTCCGCGTCACGAATGGTTTTAATACCGTCGATACTCTTCATGGCGGTTACGCCTGCCAGCTCGTTGGCCGGGAAGGTGCAGACGCTGATTTCCCGCAGGTAAGAAATGTTTTTAAAAATGAGGCCGGACGTGCCGACGGTGTAATCGTCAGGGCCGACTGAAAAACCCACCGACATGCCTTCAACCGTGCCATGCTGCATGGCGGCTTTCAGATCCTCGGCCAGACTTAACCCCGGAGTGAGCTGCCCGCGGACAAAAAGACCCTTCCCGTCTTCGTGCATGGCATCCCATTTGCCAACCGGGATAGCTCGCGTCTGGTGGTTGAAGAACATCGCCACCTTGCGGCTCTGGTTAGCCACCACACCAGCAAAAGCGCCGGGCAAAATAATGTCGCCATCGGCGTCGGTGTTATTGAAAACCGAGGCATACCCTTCAAACGTTCCCTTGCTGCCGTCGCCGGTGAACTTGATTTCGGTCTGGTCGAACGCCAGCGTCTTGTGAATTTCAGGCATCGTGGCCCCCATAAAAATTAAGCCCCGTCATTGCGGGGCTCTTTGTTTGTTCCGAGGTCGGTAATGGGTACGTTCTGCGACTGGCGCGTCGCCACATCACCGCCAGGCAAAGGCGGAAGATTATCCAGTCGCCGCACTTCGTTAACGGTTCGGATCCCTGTATTAACCATGGTTTGCATGAAGGTGGCGCGGCTCGCTGAGTCACCACGGAGTAGGCCATCAAGGTTATGCTCGGCGTGCAGCCTTCCCTGATCGGATTCTTTTACCAGCCAGCGCTCTATGCTGTACTCCCAGCGATCGAGATAGGGCTTCAGGGTGAACTGGAGAAAGCCGAGGTTCTGCTGCTCAATGCCGCTGCCCCATGAAGTTGTTTTTTCAACATCACCAACCAGGTGCGGCGGAACACCATAAAAGCGCGCAAGCTCTGCCACCTGAAACTTTCGGGCCTCAAGCATCTGTGCGTCCTGCGGCGAGATACCGATAGGCTGCGAGGTGAACCCGCTCTCAAGGATCCAGAGGCGTTTTCTCACCGGTCCACCGGCAATCTCCTTAAAGTTTTCTTCCAGTTGCCCGCGCTGCTCTTTAGTCAGCACCTTGCCGTCAGTCATCAGGATTTGCGGTGACTTCGCGCCGTTGGCGAAAAACTCCCGCTGGTTATCTTCCATAGCAATCGCCACGCCTGCAGATTTGGCGCTGAACGCCAGCGGCGATAACCCGACCAGCCCGTTAAAGCCGAAGCCTTTCAGGTGGAAGATCTCCTTTGGTTTAAAGTCCACATACTCGCTGTCGCGCCGGTACCGGTATATGACATTTTTTCCATCGAGCCGGACATCCATATTCGCGCTCATCAGCGGAAGCAGGCTGATGACATCGCCGACGCTGTTACGCTCAACATGCGCGTAGGCATTGCCGTAGGCGCAGAGTTGCATTGTCATCGCTTCGCGAAACTCCAGCGCGGTCATGAAGTTGTTGGGCCGGAAGCGAAGAAGCTTCGCCAGCGGGTTCTGGTTGTCGACTTTCTTTCGCTGATCATCGATGGTTTCAAAAACATCCAGCGGTAACGAGGCTGTTACGGTGGAGATGAGCCGGATACAGGCCCATACGGTGCTGATCGACATGTTGCGTTCATCGCTCACCACCGATTCCCCGACAGTGCCGTGAGCGGATGTGCCCGCCATCTGCGAGCCATTATCCGGTGAGACCAGGCGGCCACCGGTCAGAATAGAGGCCATGCGCGCCCAGAATGGCGATCGCGTTCGCAGGTCAATGCTGTAATCGGTATCTGCCATTTTTAAACGCTCAAAAAGTTGTAAATGAAATCGTTAACGTCGCCAGGATCTTCCACCTCATCACTGGTCTGCGCGCCGATAGACATGGCCAGCGCCACCATGCCGTCGATACGGCCGCTCGACTTGCCTTTAACAAACTTGCGGTTACCGGCGGGGTCGGTGATTACCGTGGCGTTTTTGGCGCACATTTCGAGGATTGGGTGGTTGCCATGCTTCAGCTGCGCGCCGAGCAGTCTGGCTTCCAGTTCCCTGAGTGCAGGCGACATGGAGACAAAACCCTGGCCGAATTCCACGAACCGCTCAAGCTCCGCCTCAGTGAAACCGGCGTCGATAAGATGCGGACGAAGGAATCGCATATTGTAGCGGTCGAACGCCAGTACCCTGACGTTACAGATATCAAAAACGCGCCGCAGCTCCCGGGCAATAAAGGCATACTCAATAGCTTTCCCGGGTGTCGTGTTCAGCCAGCCCTGCCTCGCCCAGATGTCATAAGGCACACGATCATTACGTGCCTTATCCGCCAGTCCTTCCTCAGGTAGCCAGAACTTACAGTGCACATCGCCCTGGGTTGTGTTGAGCACCAGCGCTGTCAGGTCCGACACACTGGAAAGGTCCAGCCCACCCCAGACGGTAGCGCCCGCCAGTTCGCCGGGTTCCTCTTTATTCATGTGCCAGACGGTCTGGCTCACGAACGGGCTTTTCGCCTCAACCCTGCGGTTTAGTACAAGGTTCTCAAACTCAGCCTGGCGCGACGGCAGGCGTTTTGCGCTGGCGGCCATATCCAGCACTTCTTTCTGGTTCATGAACACATCGAAGGCCGGGTTTGCCAGCCTGATGGCTTCAACAGAGAAAGGATCGATATCTTCCGGCGCGGTCTGGAGCCTGACCACCGTTCGCGGATCGGCCCCGGTCAGACCATCATCAATCAGCAGGCTGAGCAGGTCGCTCGCATCTGGTGCCTGGGTGCTGATGACTACCGAGATAGGGTTATCCTGAGCAGCGGTCGCCGTTTCCAGCGCTTCATAAAGCGTGTCGCGCGGCCCGCGAACCTGCCCCAGCTCATCGTGGGCGACAAATCGCGGCGAGAAACCGTAGGCCGTGGTGGCCTCGGCGCTTAGTGCGCGGTAATAAGAACCCAGTTCAGGGCAGTGAATTTCTTTTGCTGAATCCTTGATCGCCACGTACTGCATGAGCACCGGATTCATCCGGCACATTTTTGAGGCCAGGTTAAACAGAATGGCCGCCTGGTCACGCGAGCGTGCGGCAGAATACAGCTGCGAGTTCGGCGCCGCCTCCGGCCCCACCAGGTAGAGCAGCATCAGCATAGCGGTTTCAACAGTTTTGGCGTTTTTGCGCCCGCGGCTGATGATTGCGCGACGTGTGCCATGCCTGTTGTCGAAAATGGCCCTGAAATCGTCCTTCATGAACTCAGCCATTTTCAGGGGCTGGCCAACAAACTTACCTTCAGGAATAACGATATTTCTTTCGCACCAGAGGATATTCCTCTCGGCTCTTGTCAGAGTTTTTTTAGCCATCGAAGAGCCTTATTCAATTTCCCAGGGTTTTCTCTCCCTTGGCAGATTGTTGTTGGCACGGCCTACCGTTTTGGGATCGGCAGTCGCCTGCCGGGTGATCCGCAGCCGCGTCGCCAGTGAGGACGCAGAGCGCACTTCGCGTTCGCGCATGGTGAGCAATTTGTCGTAGCGCTTCAGTCCATCATCCCGGGCCAGCCACTCCAGCTCGAACTCTTCAATCTGGGTGGTTAGGAGCCGCGCCTGCACCACATGTCGGCAGTACATTTCCAGCATATCGCGGTGCGTTTCGGTAAATGAGCTGGCCGGGTTGTCATTGACCAGCCGGACCCAGACGTTTATCTCCGGATCGCTCAGATGGATGGACGGTTGTAGCCTGCTTTCAGCCAGTGCTGGCAGCGAGACAGCAGACGTCGCAGCCAGAGACTTTCTGCCTCGCTGTGCCATAGCGTTTTTCCTTTTTTTCTGGACGTTTTTAAAAATGAAACTGGGAGCGCGGTCTTTAAAAGGCTATCGCCAGGGTTTTACCCTCCCCCCCGCCGCCACATCACCGATATGAGAATGAATCTTATTTCTCGATAATCCGCATGTTATTGCGGGAGGGGCTGCTGGGTGCCAGCCGTTCGCCGACATCGAGCGGGAAGGACAGGCTGACAGTTGGCAGCGTCTCGCCGACTTCATGGTTGAAGGTGATCGCGGTGACGGTTTTAAAGCTCAAACCATCAATGCTCAACTCCACCAGCTTGCCATCGCGGTATTCAATTTTCAGGTCTTGCATTGCGTGCTCCTGTTACCAGATAACCCGGCCATCATTGCCAAACTCGGTTACCGTGCCGCCATTCTCCATGCGTTGCTTAACCGAGTCGTGGCAGCGTTTGCAAAGTGACTGAAGGTTGTCCGGGTCGTGAAAGAGTGTCTCATCCCCCTTATGAGGTTTGACGTGGTCAACTATAGAGGCTGAAACCACCTGGTTGCGCTTGAGGTGAAACTGGCATAGTGGCTGCTTCTGAAGCTGATGATAACGGAGCTTATACCAGCGCTTGGAGTTATAAAGATGATGCCAAGGTGAGTTGGATGCCATGGATTTAATCCTGAATATGCTGTAAATCACCGGACCTCAGAACAGCAGAATCAACATCGAGTAAGCCTAGCCGTTGAGGAAACTGCATTTGACTCCTGTAGGGCATATTTGCAATGTATCCTCTACGGGGGTTAAGTTGGGGTAGCAACAAAAAACCACCAGCGAAGCTAGTGGTTTATCAGATTTAAAGGAGGCTGCATTCATTTAAAGCTAAAAATTAATTCTCAAACCGCTAACTCTTGATGCTCTGCCATTTTATATCGACCATCTTCTAAATCATAATAGCGATAACGATGCTTATATTTTTTACCTATTACACTATCAAAACTTATAAAAACCTCAACCTCATCTGGAAGTTCAGAAAATTTTAGCTGATTATCAGGCAATTGAAAAGAAGACTTAATAACGCCATATCTGAATTCATCATATCCACCAAAGGCATTAGTAAACTTTATCGACACATTACGGGCTTCCCTCTCATCAGAATATATTTGCAGCTTATATGTATATAAAGTCCCTGATTTAACGGCCCATCCAAAACCTCTAATTTTAAGTTCAGGCTTAGTTTCCGCCTCCCTAACCATTTTATTCTCGATAATTACATTTGAATCAGCTAAAAGCTGCTCTCTAGCAATAGCGACCATTTCTTTATACTGATCAACTGAATTTTTGAGCTCGTCTGCTTGAAGCTTCAAAGCTTCTGTGTTTTGTTGCAACTCTTTTTGTTGTTGAATAAACCCCAGAACCAACCATAAAAAAGCAACTGGAGAGAATGCTCCGGCAAGAAAATCCCCAAACTCATTCCAACTTTGCATTAAAGACAAATTTAAGCCAAGCACTGTGAGCCCAAGAATTAAGAAATATAACACTGTGATTATTAACCCCACCCAAAATAATTTCATAGCTCACTCCATGATCAATAGAGTAAGTATTAATGATCAGTTGATGTTATTCGTCAATGTAAACATTGTTCATTGACGTACGCTTGTAGACCTTTTAACTGGCTTTTCACAGTTTCGATTCGCTCTCTAAGGGTGAAATAATCCCGTTCAGCGGAGTCAGTAAGTCGGGGGCCGGTGCCATCATCCATGCTGGTGGTGCTGGTCGCTCCGTTCGTAGTGCATCTGGCGTTGAGCTGCAGCCGACGCTTGCCAGTAGCAACATCGCGCTCAAGCTGATCAATAGTGGCTTTTGCATCCTGCAGCTCTCCGGTGTATTTGGCATCGAGCGCAGCGACATCACGCTGGCGCACCTGCATATCGGTGATGGTGGCGGTTGCCAGTTTCAGGTTTTGCTCGGCGTCGTCAGCACGCTTCTTCTCTTCACCTACCTTGCCGAGCAGGAGGTAAATAACCAGGAAGGATAAAAGCAGCTCAATGCCGATTATCAGCCAGGCTTTATAGGTCATTTTTGCTCTCCGCCAGGCACATGCTGCGCTCCATCTCGCGCCGGTTCTGGAGGCCTTTCCATTTCATGCCACCAGCGTAAACCCAACGGCGCATTTCTTCGCACGCCCCGTCGTGATCACCTTTGTTCAGCTTGCGCAGAAGCGTGGACTTCGAGAACGCGTCAGAACCAACGTTAAAGACAAAGCTGTAAAGCGCGGCGCGCTGATACTCGCCCAGCGGCACCCTGACCAGATTGTCTACCGTGCGCTTTGCTGGCTGGAGGTCTTTCCAGAGCAGCTGGTCACACTCGCGATCTGTATAAGTCTTCCCCCTGACGATATCCCGCCCAGTATGGCCGTCGCACACAGTCCACACCCCGGCGACGTCTTTATAGGCCTCGTACTTCCGCCCTTCGACGCCGTCCTGCCCACCGAGGAAAAGTGAGGCTATCAGCATTGCGCCGCCACCAGCTGCGGCGATAAGTTTATTGCGAAGGCTGCTGGTCATTGGCATATCAGTCTTCTCCAACTTTCACCGCCGGGCCGTATTTCTCCAGTGCCTTAACCTGCGCATTAGCGACCTTGCGTTTGAAATACCAGTTAATCAGTCCTGTAACGATTATCCCGGCAATACCTGCCAATACGCCGATGGCGCTCCATTCGTCAGGACTCAGTTTTGTGAGGACGCCGTTCAGGATGGTTCCTCCTGAGGTGCCGAGGGCGACTCCGGTGACAAGTTTGCTCATATGGGACATTTCTCTCACCTCGCTGGTTTGCGGGTGCCTTATCGGAAAGGTTTAAATTTTACGGATAATTAATAAAACAGATTTGATTAATGCTACGAAGCTAAAATATGAAAAGGCTACCATTAGGTAGCCTTCTAATTAATAATATACATGTTCGAAAACAATCACTTACTCACCTTTCTTCACTCTATTCCACTCATATTTCAATAGTTCTTGAGAACAATTCAAGCATTGCTCCATCTGTTGATTCATTTCCTGAATCTTGGCAAAATAGATATCTTCATCCAGAACATCAAAGGAATTGTAAATCGTAGAAACTCTGCCAAAGATATCAACTAACATTGGATACCATTTCTCTTCAGGATTGAGCATCAATTTAATTTTACTTGTTAATAGCTTTTCTTTAATACGGTATTCAGTGAGTATGTTAATTGACTGCTGTAATTTTTCAGATGCGTCTGAGTAGCTTTTATCGATAGCCTCACTATTTATATTTTGATTGAGACACTCTAGCTTTTTATCTGAAACCAATTGGAAATATTTTTTATGATTAATAAAGTTAAATTGAGCTGTCAAAAAATCTGGTCCAGCAGACATATACTCCGCCATTAAATCTCTTAGCTTATTAATCCAAGCCTGTCTATTGACAGATAACACTTGAATATTGAAATTTCTTTCAGCGATTTCTTTCTGCGTTTCTCGGTCCGCTTCCATTGAGGCCGTATGAGCAGCCCGCTCCTCTTTAAGAAATCTCTGTTGCTCTTCCCGCTCAGTTTTGAGGAATGATTGCTGTTCGACTCTCTCATCTTTAATAATTTTAGCATTTCGGTAGAAAGTGAACATTGCAATGCCCGCTGGAATTATACCGGCGACTAATGAAACAACCGCCGTAATAACTGCAGATGTATAATCTGGATCGCTTTTTAGAACCAAATTGGGCAAGGAATTAACTGCCAAATTAATAGAATCGGAATTTTCAGACAAAAATCTGAAAGGAACTCCAAGCCAAGCCATAAATACCCCCCATAAAAATGATGTAGGTATGATAACAAAAAACCCGCTCAGTGGCGGGTTTATTAACTATGAACATACAATGCCCATCGTTAACGTCAAATTTACACAAAAACGGCAACATTGCAAGTAACGTGACGCTAAAAAGTGATATTTATATTGAATTATGCGCTCTTGTTACTTTCTTCAGCTCAGCATCAATATTACTTTCTTCCTGAAAACATTTCGTTACCAGACTTTCATAGAACGGCTTCCAGCTGTAGCGCCATGTACGATCGGGAAGGCTATCCATCTCGGCCAGAACGCTGCGGTACGCCACTGAGGATTTAGGTCTGCTGTACCCTCTTCCCTCGCACCGTTTGCACTCCTTATAAACGGGTACGCCCTGAAAATCAGTTTCTTTACGGTCGAGGGTTTTCCCCGTTCCGCCACACTGGCAGCGCTTACTCAGTTGGCCCGTGCCGTTGCACTTGCCGCACAGCTGGTGGTCCACATCCTTAACCTGACGGGAGACCTTAAAGTCAGATGGAGACTGGCCCAGATCCTTAGCAAACTGAGGCAGGCGCATGGTGTAATGGCTTTTGGTAATCACGCAAGTTTTGGTGAAGATGCCTTTGCCCTGACATTTTGGACAATCGACACTGTCAGCAGCTGATGAGGCGTAGTCCTTGAAGGCGAAGCGGGCGAGGATTCGCATGCACAGCGGGAATTTTTTACCCGCAGCTTTTCGCACCGCCATCGGCGCATGCTGTTTGGCGTACTCGGTCAGCCAGGATATCGCGGCCTCTTTATCCTGTGGGCTGATGTCTGCCTTTCCCAGATACATGGCGAGGCCGATCCCGGCATCTGCCTGAGTCATGCCCAGCGCAGCCATAATGTCGGTTACGGTTAGCTGATCGCCCGCTGTTGCGCGGACGCTATCCGAAATGAGCATACCTTTCGGTGCAAAAAATCTTAAAACTCCATCCAGATTCATCGCGTTCTCCACTCCGTCTACGCCAGTACGCCGATAGCCAGCGCACGGTCTAAAAAACGAAAGAGCAGCGTTAACTGGTCGCCGTATTTCGCTTCAAATGCCACAGGGCCAGCGTGCAACTCATCGTGATGATCTCTGCACAGAGGTATCACAAACAGGTCATGCGCCTTTGTACCCATTCCACCCTGCCCGTGGCCTATCAGGTGGTGGGGATCATCTGCCGGGTTGTTACAGCACATGCACTGCTGCGTCTTAACCCAACGGGTGTACTTCTCATTTTCCCAGCGGCGGCGTTTCGGCTTGAGCATGAAGGATTCCGGGGTATCTGGATTAACCTCCACCACCACTATCTTTTTTGCTTTCTCCTGCAGCAGTTCTACCGCTGGTAACGTTGGGGTTATGTCACTTTCGCGCATTACAGATTGCGTGGGTTCTGGCTGCAGCCTCAGGGCCTCGATTGCCATACTTTCCGGAATAACATCTGCCAGGCCGTTCTTTACCAACCACCAGCAGAACTCCGGTAGAGTAAGCATGTGGTCTTCACTGAAGCCAAGTTGACCGCTTACGGTATTCAACAGCCAGGATACCAGGTTTTTACGGGCAATGCCTGCCAGCCGTTCAGTGGAATGATCACGCAACTGGTTATCACATCCCCAGCAAAGAAGAATACTGCCGGGTTCGTGCCGCATGATGGTGAATTCGTCCGCGTGCCAGTCGTTATGCGGCCACTGACATTCTCGTTTTTTCATCAACCAGGCATCAAGAACAGCCAGACCACCAGCACGCTGGATCACCCTAGGGTTTTCAAAAACAGGCTGCAAACTGGCATCCTCAGCCAGCGGCTGATGGGATTGTGGTAAAGCTCCGGAAGGCATGTCTGCCAGCTGCTCGCCGGGAGTTTCGATCACAACGCGCCCCTGACGGAACAGCCACATCAACTCGCTTCCGGGGCGGAAAAGCACAACCCCTGCAATGGGTGCAATTTCAGGTGTCAGTAATGCCCTCACGATTTTAGCTCCGTCTTAATCTCATGACTGGAGATAGATATCTCAACCTTTCCACCCGGCACCTGAGGTCCCCACTCCACCAGCATTCTCTTAACTTGGCTATCGTCCTCCCAGACACCAGCATGAGTGAGAGCGTCGAATAGCGCCTTGTTGTAGTTGTCGATGTCCCGGCGGCGCACGTCTGGTGGATAGAGAACGATCTCTACCGCTGCTGCTGCCGCTGACGGTTTCGGAAGGCGGCGAAGCTGTTCAATAATGGCGGCACATGCTGCGCTCTGGTATGCCCTGCCCTTTGCGCTGATAAGATGCCGACCTTTGAGCGGCCCGCTGTTTGGGGCGCGCCAGTACGAGTTAACGCTTGGCGGAAAAGGAAGAATCAGCTTCATGGTTTAACCCCGCGTTCTTCCAGCCAGGCGAATGCAATCTCTCTGGCACCGTTTTCCCCGGTAACAAGTGCCCGAATGATCGATACAGCATTCATATCGCATTTATTTTTGAGGACGGTTATCCCCCTTGCCGCGCCCGGCGCAACAGAGATATAACCCTTCTTCTGAAGCGATTTCACATGCCCTGAAGCAGTATTTCCTGAAGAGCATCCAATCAATTCGGTAAGCTCTGATATGGTTGGCGGAAACCCAGTACGCTCTTTGTAGAGGTTGATGGCATCCAGCACTTCGCTCTGACGTGGTGTTAATCCGATCATGACTCCACTCCATAGCGCCCGTTCAGGCGACTAATTTCACTGTTAAACTTCACCAGGCTCATGAATTTGTCCCCCTGAAACCGGCAGGAATTTTGCTGTAATCGGTGCCCTGGAACGAGGATCGGAATACGCCGTCTTCGCGTACCCACTCCCCATTCACTCGTGCCGGACGATTAGCCTTGTGCCAGCCGTTTGCTGATTTCAGGTAGCCTGGAAACTTAGACGGCTGGAACAACGTCTGTGGCCGCAGGTAATCAGACATTTTCAGATCGTCTCCCCACTTGGCGTTGCAGTAGTCCACCACCAGCGACAGCTCTTCCACGGTGAACCCTTCGCCAATACGGGCACGGATGTTTTGCAACGAGGTGGTTGAAACCTGATAACGAGAGTTGGTGACTTGGTTGAGGTAAATCAAAATCTGTTTCGCCTGATCAGTGATCAACACATCACGGTCGGGTTGCGACGCAACCGGACAAGAAGGGGTTTTATTCTCTGTAGTACTCTCTGTTGTATTCTCTGTCAGAACATCAGTGCATTTTGACCTGATGACAGCGGTTCGTTTTGACCCGATGGAGCGTTTCACACTGACCTGTTCCATTGGTTCATTTTGACCTGATGGACGAGTGCATTTTGAACTCCTTGATTTAGTCACTTTGACCTCATCTAAAAGCTCGCTTTCGTAGTTGATTGTGTAGTAATTCGTCATGTCGCGCTGGGATTTGTTTAGCTGCTCAATTTTGAGCACGCCGAGGGTCTTCAGGCGGGTGAAGGTGCGCTTCAGAGTGGACTCAGACCAGAACGGGAACTGCTCCAGCCACTGCTCGTTGGTGTTATAAATCCAGCGCACGCCGTCGCGCTCCAGACCGGAGTTTGTTTCTTTGAGCCAATAGTTCACCTGCTGCAACGCAATCGCCTCATTGAGGCCAATGCTGTAAGCAAGGTCAGGATTTATCACTATTGGCCGGGATGGCATTAACAGGCTCATGGCAGTCCTTTAACTCTGTAAATTTTCGCTGGAATTGCTCAAGAGGGCTGAAGCATTCATGGTCGTAGCCGTCGCGCAGGTATATAACGCGTCGGGAATCTGGCTCCTACCGGATAACCCGAACCGGGACGCCGCGGTGGTCCCTGAATCTCCTGTCGATTTCACGCATAAAGATTCTCCTTTACGGCGCCATACCCCCACGATTGCCATTGCCCGGCTGTGGTTACATGCAACCCAGCGGCCTGATACCATGCGCTCATACCGAAACGACGGGGTCCCATTGACCGGGAAGCCACGGAGTTGCGGCAGACGGTGATTTACCGTTAAACTGTTCATGCGTTAGTTTCTCCACTGATACGACACGCCACGACGCCCGGAGCTGCACACTCGCGGGCGTTACTCTTTTCTGGCGCACAGAAAACGCGATACAGCAGCGTTAAATGCTCCTGCCACTTAGCCATCACCTGGTAGCTGTTCTCTTCGATTTGTTCGCGTTCGGCCTGGTCAATGACGCCATCAGCGGTTGCCTTGCGAACAAACTTGGAGTGCTCACTGATCCACTCAATGGTTTCCATCAGGCGCTGGTTGATGTCGGCGTTATCCACATCCTCGATATCCACCAGAGGAACATTGACGCTGTTCGACTGGCGCGATACCGCATCAGCGATGTGCTTGGTGGCGCTGGCCTGCTGGAGAACCATCGTCCAACCCATTGGGAAAATCTGATCACCGCCGGTGCGCAGGCGGTTAAAAAGTGCATCCTCAGTCACGCCAAGCCATTCAGCTGCTTCGGCATAACCACCCGGCAGGCTTGAGATGGTCTTTTTAATTGCCGCCACCAGCCACGCGGGCTGCTTTTCGACTTGCCAGTGTTGATTGCCCACGGTTAACTCCTTAAATCTGTGGTTTCTGGTATGCCGCTTTCTCGTTACACTTCTGGTAAAGCGAAGAATTGAATTTGAGTTTCCCTTTAGTGCGTGCATCCGCTTCTGCTGCACGGCCTTTAGGAATTAGCTGGCCTGGGCGAGTCCGCCACTGATAAAAGGCTTCTGGCGATACCCCAAAAAATTCAGCCGCCTTGTTTGGCGAACCGAAGTACTGCTCAAGTTCAGTTGTGGTCATCTTATCCCCCTAAGAATATTTAGATAATATTATCTAATCTTTTTTAGGTCAATAAAAACTAAGATTACTTAGGTTTTCATTTCTAAGGGTTTGAATCGTGGGGACACTTGGCACGCGGTTAAAGGAATTAAGGAAACAGAGAAAGCTTACTCAAGGCCAATTGGGTAAGGCGCTTGGAGTTTCTGATGTAACGATTGGCTACTGGGAAAGAGATCTGAACGTGCCGGGCGGTAAATCACTGACAAAACTTGCTCAATATCTCAGTGTAACGGAAGGATTCCTTTTATATGGTCGGGAGGATGAGGCTAACATTGGGACTGCACCAGTAGCAGCGCAGCAAGTTCCCATCATTAGTTATGTCCAAGCTGGAGCTTGGTCACCTGAGTGCGACGCCAGAAATATCGATGGAACGGTGGAGTATATTTTGACGTCTGAGTTTCACTCTCATTCGACCTTTGCCCTCAAGGTCAAAGGAAAGTCAATGGAGCCTGAATTTGTTGAAGGTGATGTAATCATTGTGGATCCTGAGCTGCACCCAGGCCCTGGCGATTACGTTGTCGCAAAGAATGGCGGTGACGAAGCTACATTTAAAAAATACCGTGCACGCGGAATTAGTGAAACTGGAGAAGAAATTTTTGAGCTCGTGCCGCTGAATGAAGACTACGCTATCCGCAATTCTGCAAAAGAAAAGATTCATGTCGTTGGGGTGGTTGTCGAACACCGCCGCATGATGCGCCGCAAATAATTACTCCCCCTCAGAAAATCTAAATAAGTTTAGGTTTTCTTCTTGACCTTTAATCTAAGTTATTTTAGATTTTATTATGAAAAGCGAATAGGCAGGACGCCCACGCAGTAGCCGCCCCAGGCGCATGAAGATGGGGATGATTCGCTGGCAATAAAAAAGCGCCCCGCAGGACGCTTGCTCTTTAACAATCTGGATATCCCTAACATGTATAAACCATGGCTACTGGTTTGTAATCAGACCTGTTCATTGAGTAGAGGGAGTTGCAGCAATGGCAAAGCGATTGAAAATACCATTTCTTAGTATGGGAGTTAAAAGAAGCTTCACCTGTTGGTTGCAATATAGATACCTGACGCTTGGAAAAACATTGTGGGCAAAGATGTACTTCAACCTCCGCCTCTCCCACAGTTTCATTTTTGGAATACACAAACGAACCAAAATCAAGCTGTTTCAGAACATAACCTTCAGTCTGGGCTTTAAAATCTTCAAACTCAGCAATTTTTGCTTTGAGAAGCATTACCTCTTCGTCGCGCGAGCGAACAGCATCGCCAAGAGCAAAGCAGTCGGATTGAAGTGCGATTAATTTGCTTTGAAGTTCAAAGGTTGCCGCTTTTATCTCTGCATCAGTCTTTGCAGAGCTAATTACTTTCACAAGCCCGGCGGTTTCTTTAAGTGCGGCCATTGCCGCTGATAATTCAGCGATCACTTTGAATACTCTTTTTGTTGTTGGGGATATCAAGATTAAACGAATCCTTGTTGTTGGGGAATAGCAGGATCCACCGAGCCTGACGTGGTGAAAAGACAGGCACACAACATGGAAGCGCACTCCTTCAAACCAGTTATGGGTGATAGGTGTGACATGCTGGAGTGCGCTTCCAGATGTGTGGAGAACTAACCGGCGATGGCAGTCGCCCGCTTCATTAAGCGCTCTACCCTGGGTGCTTATTAAAGCGAACCAAAATAATTTTTCTCGCCGTAAGGCGCGGAATTCGTGCAACCAAAATTCAGCGTCGTGCAGGACGCTTATATAACGGAGAAACTAACCATGACGAACGCACAGACCGTCACCGAGTTACAACCACGCATGACCAGAAAGCAGTTGATCGATACTGCCCGTAAAGCGGCCCCTCTCCTTCCCCCGGCTTATCGCGGGATCATGAACGAACTGGCTAACCGTCTGGACTATACCAGCGTCGCTCTTTGTGAAGCCATGGCACAGCGTAAAGAGCTGGCCACACAGAACGCTACTCTTCGTGAAGACGTAACAAGCTGGGCTAGAGAGTGTGATCGCCTCGAAGAACGGTTCACCAAAACACCAACCAATATGCACCTACTGGAAGCACAGCGGGAATTACGTGAACTGCCCTCTGTTGCCGTTTATATAAATAACGAGGTGGCTCTCTAATGGCTAACTCATTCAAGCAGATGTCCCGCGACGGGACTATCAAGCGCACTGATACCGGAATGTTCATCAGCCTCGACGATATCCACGTTCGTGCAGGTTTCAACAAGCGTCATGACGACGACGAACGCACCATCCAGGCAGACGACGAACTGTTTACCTATCTGATGAACGGTGGTTCGGTTCCTCCATTGGAAGTTATTGCACGTGATGAAGGTGGTGTTTGGGTCGTTGAAGGTCATCGCCGCCGCCGCTGCTATGAGCGCTGCCGCGCCGCGGGTAAACCCATTGACCGAATCCACATCATGCCGTTCAACGGTAACGATGTTCAGCGCCTCGCTCGCATCATGACCAGCAATAACCAACTGCCACTTTCTGATATTGAGCAGGCTGCGGTTATTCAGGAGTTGCATAACGCCTTTAACCAGACCACCAGCGAGATTGCAAAGCTGGTCAACAAGTCAGTCGGTACGGTTGAAAAATTACTGACGCTCAGCACCGCAAATTATGACGTTCAGCAGGAAGTTAAATCCGGGGCCGTCTCCGTAGATGTTGCTGTTGACCGCGTAAAAGAGTACGGCGAAAAGGCTGGCGAGGTGCTGCAGCACGATAAAGCTGTTGCTGCCGCCCAGGGTAAAACAAAAGTTACCCGCAGCGCTATCGCCCCAGAACTCAACATCAAAAACGCGCGTCGTTTTGTGGAATTGATGGCCCAGGCTGAAATCAGTGACGAAGGTGTGTTCACCATCCAGGGTGCTGCTCTGGCCGAAGCTCTGTCCATTATCGACGAATACAAAGCGATTGCTGAGGCACGAGAAACCTATCGCCTGTCTCAACCTATACCTTCCGCTGAGGTACGCGGGAAAATCCTTTACGTTTCTCTTGGTGGAGAAGAAATCGGGTCGGCCCCCATCTATCGCGGCAAAAATGTGAACCTCAACGGTGTAGTCACCAGCCAGTCAAAGGCAGTGGCCCACTTCGTTAAGCAGCACAAACTTCAGCAGGGGTCTGTCCAATGAGCGTTAACGCCGTCTCAATAATAGCTCCGACAGATATCAGGGCTATGATTCGTGAAATCGAGGTTTCCTACAAGCGATACCTTACAGAATTTCGCATTCCCGACGACCATAAAATTGTTGTGAACTACTCTGCCGGTAAAGACAGTACAGCGACCCTTGCAGTAGCACATGCGTTATTCGGTGACCGTGTTCATGCTGTTATGGCTGATACTGACAATGAGCATGACTTAACCGTCGAGTTTGCCAGAACTATCCACGAACAGATTGGATGTAGCCCTGTCCAGGTAGTGAAGCGCATTTACACCGAAGAAGACTTTGCTAAGCGTCGAGCTTACCTGCAAAAAAACTGGCCTAAACGACAAGCGATCCGTATGGGGGCATACCGTGGAATAGTGATGCCTTCCCTGGCTAGGTCAGACACTAAATTCGGCCAGGCATGGCTTCGCACTGCCGAGCGGTGGGGGGTTGAGTTTGAAACTGCTATCGAAGCTGCGTTGTCGGTCATGCATCCGAGCGGAAACAGCTTCCTTGACTGTGCCCTGCTCCATGGGAAATTCCCGATGTTGCGCGACCGGTTCTGCACTGATGAGCTAAAAATTCAGATAGCATTTGATAAGGCTATGCAGCCGATACTGGATGACGGAGACGTTGTGGTTCAGTGGTCAGGCGTTCGGGCTGATGAATCATCCAAGCGCGCCGGATATAAGCGATTTTCAACCGACAACCGTGATCCACAGTTCCTTTACAACTTCCTGCCTATTCACTCGTGGACAGCTGCAGATGTGTTCGCTCTGCACAAACATATGGGTATCACGCCAAACCCATTGTATCTGCAAGGCGCGTCGCGCGTCGGCTGTATGAACTGCGTTCTTTGCAACAAGGAAGAAATCGCAGGAACGGCGGCTCGCTGGCCGGAACATATCCAGAAACATAAGGAGTGGGAGCTCAAAGTGAGATTAACCAGCCGCTGGGTTCACTGGATGAGCGTCGGTGAAATTAGTCAGCGCTGGATGAAGAAGTTCGATCTTCCTCTTGGCCGTAACGTCCAGCTTTATGGTCTGCAACCAGAAGTTCAGCACATTGACTGGTCAGGATTTTACGGACCTCGCGCAAACCTCAACGCCCCGGGAGTAGATGAAGTTGTTGAGTGGGCTAAGACTGGGCGCGGCGGTAAGGTTTATGACTTAATGAAAGCTAGCATTGATACAGAAGTATGTTCTTCTCGTTACGGTCTTTGTGAATAAATATAATTTATAATATTATGACAAATCATGAGTAAAGCAATTAATATTAATCTGAGGGAAATATGTCACTTTCGAACGGAACAATAGCAAGAAGCATTTCAATATTATCACCGATAGCAATGGTAATGGCTCTGGGAGTAGGAATAAGCTCTTTGAATACAGAAATAAAAGACAAGCCCAACCTAATGAATATTGTAATGTCAATTCCATTTGGTGACAAAAACAAAGAAGAGCCATTAGCGAAAGAAATAAATATGTATAGGGATGAGGTATTACAGTTAAGGCATACCTTGACCGCATTGAAAAACACATCAACTCTCACACCAGAAAATGTGCGTATAGAAGTTCTTGAAGGCAAGGTCACAGAAATTGAGAAGAAAGTTAACGCACTAAACGACATATTGGGTAGCAACCCCGAGAAAGCAATGGCACTCCCGTTAATGAGAAAAGATTTAGACTCATTAAACACATCATTAAAAGTAGTTAGTGATTACTCAGATAAACAACTTGAGAGATTTATAAATTTATTTTATTGGATTATTGGCGTATTAGCTGGAGGGATCATAAGTATAGCAGCAGGTCTTTATTTTGGTTTGAAGAAAAACAATGAACCATTAGTTCTGAAATAAAATTTTATAAGTCCGGGTGCAGCCGGATTAGTGGAGATAACTATGTCGCGCATGATGTCTTTAATCGACTGGGCAAAGGAAGAATTTGGTGAGCAGGCCCCCAGCGAACGTGTACTTAAAAAGTATGCCAAAGGGAAAATGATCGCTCCACCAGCTGTTAAGGTCGGTCGATGCTGGATGGTAGACCGCGAGGCCCGTTACGTTGGCATGATGGCCGAACCTGTTATTCCTGTGAATTCTAACCCCAGATTAAAACGGATAATTTCTGATGGCTGCCAGACCGCGGACTCATAAAATCTCAATACCAAACCTTTACTGCAAGCTCGATAAGCGGACAGGAAAAGTTTATTGGCAGTATAAACATCCTGTCTCTGGTCGATTCCATAGCTTGGGTACTGATGAGGCCGAAGCTAAACAAGTTGCAATAGAAGCAAACACAATCATTGCCGAACAGCGTACCCGACAAATACTCAGTATTAATGACCGGCTGGCCAAAATGAAGGGGAAAAGAACAGACATCACTGTTACCGAATGGATTGATAAATACACTGCCATTCAGGAGGAAAGAGTAAAAAATAATGAATTACGTCCAAATTCTTTTCTGCAAAAAAATAAGCCATTGCGCTTGTTTAAAGAGCACTGTGGAATGCAGCACCTTAAAGATATTTCAACTCTTGATATATCTGAAATCACTGATGCAATAAAGAGCGAAGGCCACAATAGAATGGCTCAAGTTGTTCGCATGGTATTAATTGACGTTTTTAAAGAGGCTCAACATTCCGGACACGTTCCACCAGGTTACAACCCGGCGATGGCGACCAGGCAACCAAGACATAAAGTTACCCGACATCGATTATCCTTTGATGAATGGTTGAAAATTTTTGAGACTGCGGAACATCAGCAACCATATTTACAAACTGGCATGCTGTTGGCTTTAGTTACGGGTCAACGGTTGGGGGATGTCTGTAAGATGAAATTCTCCGATATTTGGGATGACATGCTTCATGTTGAGCAAGAAAAAACAGGATCACGTTTAGCTATTCCTTTAAATCTCAGATGCGATGTGTTGGGACTGACCTTAAGAGATGTTATCTCGAAATGTCGTGATGCTGTAGTGAGTAAATATCTTGTTCACTTCCGACATTCCACTTCTCAGTCCATAAGAGGTGACTGCGTGTCCTCAAGCAGCTTGACTACAACCTTTAAAAAGGCCAGGAACAAATGCGGAATAGATTGGGAAAAAGGAACCGCCCCCACCTTCCATGAACAACGCTCTCTCTCTGAGCGTTTATACAGAGAACAGGGCATAGATACCCAGAAATTATTGGGCCATAAATCTCGTAAACAAACGGACGAATACAATGATGACAGAGGTAAAGATTGGGTAGTTATCGATTCAAAAACAGGGTAATAACTGAGCGGTTTTGGGGAAGTGTTTTGGGGAAGATTTTGGGGAAGATTTCAAAAGGAGTAAAAAAAAACGGGAACCAACAGGCTCCCGTTTTTACATAACCCGAAAAACGGATTACATGTTCGCGATGATCGCGTCACCAAACTCTGAACATTTCAGCAGTTTAGCGCCTTCCATCAGACGTTCGAAATCGTAGGTTACGGTTTTAGCGTTAATCGCGCCTTCCATACCTTTAACGATCAGGTCTGCGGCTTCGAACCATTCCATGTGACGCAGCAGTAGTTCTCAGAAAAGTGGATTGCTCATTGATATCAAAAGAAATTCTTTATAAAACTCAAATAATTCTCATGCTTTCAACGATTTCCTAACGTCATGTTTTGTCGTAACCTTTTCTCAGTTTTGATAACCGATTTTCGGCACTTTGCAGACGTAGCAAGGATTTTCAACATGACTAAAGAAGAAACCAAAATCAGATGTAGGGACCTATACCTCCAATGGGATGGGCGGCACGAAAGCAACCCAGCTAAAGGCCTTCTTTTCCAGGCCTACATGCGTCAGCAACCAGACTTTGCTTCTTTCACATACGGTCGCGCCAGCATGCACCAGGTGGTTCAAGGTTGGGTTGACGAATGGGAAGGTTTCTTCAAGTAGTCATTTCAGGATCAACACAGTGGCGGCGGGTTCATCTCCCTCCAGCCCCACCAAATATAACGAAATGATTCCATTAGAGATTCAGGCCGTTTTCTTTGGGCGTGTGGCACAACTGTGACTCAGGAGTGTACCATATGCCATCAAACAGCATCCCCCATTACCTCTACAAGCGTAACCACACCTGGTGGTTCAGGAAGCGTTTCGTATCTGAGGGCAATGCAATAGAATACTGCCAATAACCATGCTCTAAACAATACCGTCAGCACAACGAAGGAATGCCCACTCAGCTTATACCACAGAGTGGTTTCAGTGCTTTGGTAGGCTAGCATGACCTATTGGCAGAGTAAGGAGTTCACATGGCTTCTATCGGATACGCCCGTGTATCAACCTCTGGGCAAAATCTTGATTCACAACTGGCAGCGCTATCTGATTGCGGAAAGGTATTTCATGAAAAAATCAGCGGAGCTAAAGACGACCGTCCCGAACTTAGGCAATGCTTGAGTGGATTCGCGAAGGTGACACCATTCGTGTAACGAAGCTGGAACGGCAGGCTGAGAGTATTGCTCTGGAAAACTCAAAGGCAAGTATAAAGGCCGCAAACCTACAGCTCGCATCAAGGCTAAAGAAGTCATAGAGTTGGTCGAAAATGGAACTAATAAAGCAGAGATTTCCCATCTGTTGAACATCGGTATCACCAGTATTTATCGGATTATCCGTGATGAACGTCCAGACCTCTTAGACAAACCATAAGGAATAGTTTCATGAAATGGCTACTAGTGGCATGCAGCCTTACCGCCTTCCCTGCACTGGCGGTATATCAACCTACAGCTAATGAAATGGCATTACTGGAAAAATTGAAGAAGGGTACAGAGCAAAACCTGAAGTATGCTCTTCCGCTTCAATCTAAAGCTGAAATATGTAGATCCTATCTCGACCTCTATCGCCGTGAACACCCTGATTTCAATTACTACACGATGAGTTCATACATGACGTACTGGGGGAATGTGCAAGGAAATACCGAACAATCGATGACAATAGCTCATAACATACTTCCGCAACTATACTACTATGAGCACAAACTCTATGAAAAATTCGGGAAATATAAACTCTCACCTCAGGATGTAAATGTGATTTTCGAGAAGGCGATGGAAGATAATTATCTCAATTTGAATCAATACATTGCGATAAACCAGCAATTTAAAGAAAATCTTCGTAAAAAAGATCTTACTGCTGCGTGCATGACTCCTCCAGGCGAAGACCCAAGTCGAGTGAGGGACAGGGCATCCGCTGCAACACATGTAGATAAACTCTTCTATCAGGGTTACCTCCCTATCGAAAAGTCAAGTTCCTACAATAATCAGCTTAATGAGATGTATGCAGTCCTCAGGAAAATTCGCGAGTCTTACTTCTGACTGAATTAGCCCAGCGATTCAATTGCTAACAAGTGAGTATTCTGGCCTGGCGTGAACAGTCATTCTCTCACCGTTCATCATCGCTAGAATACGCAGCTAGTGCAACGCAGTGCTACTTCGAAATCAAAGCACGATGGTAACCATCTGTTATTTGGTTACTTTCGTGCTAAATCAGTAACAGGAAGTTAGCAGTCTCAGCAGGACACCGACCAGACGGTGAGGTGGACAAAAAAGGATACGCAAAGGAGCCGCGGCTCCCGAGTGATGAAAAAGCCCGCTGATGTGGGCTTTTTTATAAGCTCTTATTACATCGGCCTATCATCCGCGCCCATGCTGTTGATGAAGAAAGTCACCCGCCCCAATACTTCCACCTCTTCCGCTGCGTCGCCTTCTATCGCCTCGCCGTCCTCTGTTATTAATGCTTTTCCCAGAAACCGAGCAAATTGGGTCTGTCCGCCACTAAGGATCAGCAGAACCTGCCCCTGTACCAACCGGGTGACCGGCTCGATAACGGCGAAGCCGCATGACGTTTCCATTATGCGAGTGTCGATGCCTACGCCGCAGATAATTTCCGGAGATAAACGAGGGGCTACGTAATTAGCCGCCGGAGAGGGAAAACCCATCAGAGCACCCTCCCCATGTTGCGGAGGATCCAGTAGCGGCTCTCGCTGCTGTCCGGCGGTCTTGTCAGCAAAGTCTGGCTGATAGTACCTTATCCACTCGTTGGCGTCGGCCAGGGAGAAATGATGGTGAACCTTTGCCAGTTCGCGGATGAAATCAGAAGACCTCAGACACTGATACCCTTTCGGGTTTTGTTGTATAGCAGTGACAAATGCGCTGTGAATGTCTGATTTAAAGCGCTGTTACTGATCTTTGTGGGATTGTCCTTAATTCCTGAGTACTTAACAGTTACTTGCCACTCGTGAAATGCATCCATCTGTTCTTTTGCATATCACCTGCGGCACTTTTATGCCCCATCCATGCCCCATTCGCACACCACTCTCCTCCTGTCTGAAGCCCGGTTAATGGAAGAAGGCCTATCATATCCGTTCTGCTATCCAATACGTTTCGTGAGAGGAGCTCTTCATCTCACATAGAGTCGGCGCCAACGCTAATAATCGTTACCGTAAAAAGTTAAAGCGTTGAGCAGTATTTGTGGACAAGCACATAAATCTAGGGCAGTTTCAATTGTGTGGCTAAACTGTTTGGGAGTAGCTTTTATGGCCAAAACTCTGGGCAGCGATGGATAAAACCTAACCGTCAGTAAAACAAAGTGCGCTTCGTCTTCGCTATTCCTCTAAATTATCAAAGCAGATTAAACCCGCCCCCAGATTCACATTATTATTTTTTTGAACATCAACATCTTCATTTATTTTATTAGACGCCCCTCCTTCATCCTCCCATTCGTTAATGGAGCGCTGCGATTCTTCTTGTATTGACCCGACATCAGTGATTGGAGTTTGTAAATAAGTTAGCATAGCCCTCTCCAGCACCATATCTTTAAAGGTTATTATTAGTATAGGACATTCACTACCTCAACACCGACTATTCTAAAATCCATATGCCGTGATATATAAAACAACCTCTGTAAGATTAAAATAATCTAAGGCATGTTACCCCCCCCGAATTTTTCATTTTCCTACGGCTTCTTACTATACTTAAAAAAATTATTTCAAGCACTGGAGTGTACCATGTTCAATAAATCACCCGATACGTCTGAGAATGAATTTAAAGAAACAGTAAAAAAATATGCCTCTAAAACCGATGATGCGTTTCGTAGTGGCGCTAACAACATGAAGGATAAAGTTGAATCATACCCTGCGACAAGCATTCTCTTAGCTGTCGGCATAGGCTTCGCTTTAGGCTTTATATCAGGAAGAAGATGAATATACCCGCAGGAAAATACAATAAATAAATAAAATCAAAGCATTATTTAAATTAAGAAAAAAGCAGCTGGTTTCGGATTAAGCTATGAAGCCTCTGAGGGCAGTAGTCAGCAACGAAGACTGCTTGTCTATCCCACCTGTTTAGGTCATCGCCTTCTCCGTGGCATTGGAAAGATCGAGTGTATTGTTAGCCGGGTTGCACACACGGAACATACCGTACCGTGTGACGCGTTAATTTTCAAATATACCCATGCGCAGAACTTTGCGTAGCCCGCCTGAAAATCAAATGCACACTTTACGTAACTTCACCATCTCGGCGCCTATGGATGACCTGCAGAGGACTAACCTTAATGTATACAAAAAAAACTGGAGGATCAGATGTACAACTCAATTTTGGTTCCCATTGACATTTCAGAGGATGACCTGACGCATATGGTTATTCCGTATGTTCAGGCGCATGCAGCACTTAACACCTCTAAAGTCCATTTCCTCACTGTTATTCCTTCACTTCCTTATTATTCAGCCTTAGGGCTGGCGTATGCAGCCGAAATGACTAAGTTGGAAGAATTCCAGCGTACTGCCTTATCAAAGCTGGATGAAATTGTTAAGCAATTCCATATTCCTGCCGAGAAAGTTCATACCTACGCTGTACCGGGTTCACCGAAGGATCAAATACTTAAGCTTGCAGAAATGATAAATGCTGACTTAATTATCATTGCATCCCATAAACCGCACATCTCAACGTATTTACTAGGTTCGAATGCTGGTGCTGTCGTGCGGCATGCGAAGTGCCCAGTTTTGGTAATTAGGTAGTGTTTTGCGGCCCATCATTAGTGAGATTTCAGGAAGAACAGGCATAAAAAACCCGCTGAACGGCGGGTTTCTTTTTTGTTCTGTTGCTAAGCGACCTACCCTTATTGCGGAGGATCCAATATCGGTTCTCGCTATCGTCAGGGTCTTATCCACGAAACCAGTTTGGTAGAGCTTTATTCTCTCGTTGGCGTCGGCCAGCATGAAATTCCAATGGACCTTTGCCAGTTCGCTAATGAAGTCACAATGTTAAAGGAATGTCTAATACTGCCGATATGTTACTTACCTGCGTCCTGAACGTGGGGTTGATAATAAACCTAAGGGATTTGTGCCCGTTCCTGTACGGGCTTTTTTTCTCTCTTCAGTACACTCAAGAATGCGGCTAATGATAATTACTGCTAAACGTCATGCTGTCGTTACGCTTTCAGCGCGTTAATCTCAGCCTGCAGCCGGACGACCTGCGCAGTGAGGTTATCGACAGTATCCATAAGAACGAGAATGGCCTCATGGTGAAGCGCTCCAACGCCTGCGACATTCAGAGACAGGAATCCGTCATTATCCTCCCCGACAACTTCCGGTAGAACCTTTTGCACTTCCTGGGCAATATACCCGGCAGAGTCAACATCCCCCTTTTTATAAGTGAAAGTCTTCCCATGAAAAAAGCGCATTTTCTCGATAGGGTTTTCAATAGTTTTAATGTTGTATTTCAGTCGCTCATCGGACGGGTTGTTCCACGTTCCCCCGCCAGCGTTGCCGTTAGCACCGAAGAGATAAGACGACCATACATTTGACGATCCCCCATTGACGTTAATTTGAACCCGGTCGAGGTTAGTAGAACCTCCTCTTACGCCACCAACAGACCAGCCTGCGGTGTACCAGCCACCGGAGAGCTGACTTACAAAACTCCCTTCGCTACTGTCATTTGTAACGTTGTTTAATTCAATGTAGTTGTTGGATTCAGCCCGCCATGCCTTAACCCCACAGCCGCCTCCCGGACTGGTGTGAATGTCGGAAAATACACTGCCAGCAGCATTCACTGTCATTTTGCCAGTTACCTGCACGTTG